TTATAGAAGATCCAGGTTATCCTGTAGTATGGATCTCAGTAAATAACAAAAGTGCCGAGGTAAACTTCGGTACGCTAATTCATTATGATTTAAAATATTAAGGAACATTAATGCCACTATCTATAGACCAACAAGCAGTTGCTGATATGTTTATGAAGTTTGTGTCTAATCCAAACGAAAAAGAAATGGTTGTCCTAGGATCCCCTGGATGCGGCAAAAGTTACCTAACTAAACACCTGATAGATTTACTGCGTAACTCTAATACTCTTACTAATCTGCTATCTCCGGGTAGCACAGGTGTAAAGATTCATTGCACAGCTACTACTAACAAAGCAGCCAGAGTTCTAGCTGACTTTACAGGTGAGCCTGCGCAAACTATCCATGCCTTGCTTGGATTAAAAGTTACTAACAACTTATCCACAGGAAAAACCTCTTTAAAGAAAACAAGCAGTTATGCTGTTGTTGAAGACAGTGTTGTTTTTATTGATGAAGCAAGCCAAGAAGATACTCATCTACTGCATACAATCAGAAACTCAACAATGAATTGTAAAGTGGTTCATATCGGGGATCCGTATCAACTTACTTCAGTACATGAAACTATGTGCCCTGTATTTACAGATATAAAATTACAAGGAACTTTGACTAACTCACAAAGATTTACTACTGGTGGGCCGATAGACGCCCTAGCAACAGGATATAGACACGCCATTGATACAGGAGAATTCCCTGTAATAAACATCGATGGTAAACACATTAAACATTGTAATGGTGATAGCTTTAGAGATGAAATAAACAATGAGTTTTTATATGCTCGTAACAGCCACGCAAACCACGCCAAGATAATGGCTTGGAGTAATGTTAAAGTACGGGCTTATAATTCTTATGTTCGAGGGCTACATACCTCCTTTGAGGAGTTTGAAATTGGAGAAAGAGTTATAACGAATAAGCCTATCGTAGGAAAGAATGGGCGTACTGCTTATCATACTGAACAAGCAGCCACAGTTTCATCTATAACTGCAGGTACAGAGCATGACATTCCCGGTTGGTGGATTACTCTAGGTAATGATACACATGTGTTTCAACCTAAAGATCCACAAAAGATTAAATTACTTGTAAGACAAGCAGCAATAAAAGCCAAGGAAACTAAGGACTGGTCAAAGTACTTTTCGATTCAAGATTTCTTTGGTGATCTTAGAGCTGTTCACGCATCAACAATCCATAAAGCTCAAGGCTCTACATATGATAAAGTTTTTATAGACTTAGATGACATCAGCAGGTGTCATCAACCTAATGTTGTAGCTAGACTGCTTCATGTAGCTGTCTCAAGAGCCTCAAAGGAAGTTATCCTTTATGGAAACTTGCCCCCCAAATACGGAAGTATAAATCATGGCAATTAGATTAGATCAGCAGATAGGATACGAGATTCATCTATCTTTATCTGAGAAAGTTCTTTCAAAAGATTTTACCCTTAATCAAGAAAGTATGGAAAGATTAGTCCGCAAAATCCTATGTGAAGACACTAATAGATTTAGGTCTAACTCAGTCTGTGGGTTTTTCCACCAGAACAAAGTCTACGATAGAATTAATAATGTTTACAAAGTCTGGGAAAAACGTGCAGAGCTTCCTAAAGAGTATCATCCTGCTATGGATGAGTTAATCGCTAATAGATTGGAATTACAAAAAGATAAAAAAAACATAGTGCGCTATTTAAGAGATGTTTTTGTGATAGCAGAAACTTTTGGTGATGTACTGGCACTCACGCCTCCGGCGTATCACACAAGTTTGCGTGACGAAACTAGATATATTTATGTCAGTGAAGATACTAGATTAGAGAAAAGCATTAGAACCAATTTTCTAATTAAACATCGTGCAATGGTAGATCTATTTAAACAATATTTGATGGGGGAGCTCTTGACGGATGGGATATAGATCAGACGTTGTTTTTGCTATGTATAAAGAAGACCATTTTACAGCAATTTTGTTGGAAAATACATTTCCCCCTTTACTTAACAATTCCAAAGTGTTTAAAAAAACAGACATTGGCAATACAGTTTACCTTACTGCCTCTCATATCAAATGGTATGAGAGCTATGTCAGCATAGCAGAAATAGAGAGATTCATGAGCCACTTAACTGATCAAGATATTGCCTATGGGTTTATTAGGCTTGGGGAACATGATGACGATTGTGATAAACGAGGAGACCCATACAACTTTGAGCTTTCTATATCCAGATTTCTGGATATGCCTGTTGGATTAAACGAGGATTTTTAGTAAAATGCGGCACATAATATTCGAAACAAATACTTCATTTAAAGTAGCTATTCTTATAAAAGATATTGCCTTTAAGGAAAAAGACTTAAGAAAAGAGTATGTTAATAATTCAACTATTCCTTCAGAAGATTTTATAGCTTTAAACTTAAAATATGACATCAATGATAAAGCCCCGGTAACACTTATTAAAAAACATTTACAGAATGTATTAAAAGCAGCTAATGGCTTAGATGTAAAAATCCTTTATGTATGTGATTCAGCATACTTTAAGACTCTTACAAAACAACGCAAAGCCGAACCCCATTACGGATATGTAATGGATTGTGCTATTGAGGGATTTGAACATATGAAAGTAGTGCTTGGTATTAATTACAAAGCTTTATTTTATAACCCCTCATTACAGGAAAAACTTGACGCTTCACTATCTACAGTACAACAACAGTTATCTGGATTATACTTATCCCCAGGAGCGTCAATAATTCATTCAGCCTATTATCCAACAACTCTTGAAGATATAACAATAGCGCTCAACGAGTTACACCAATACAAAGAATTGGCTTGTGATATTGAAACCTTCTCCTTATTTCTTCCAGAAGCGAAACTAGGCACTATTGCATTTGCATGGAATGAAAATAATGGATTAGCCTTTCGGGTAGATACTCCACAAAAAGAGGAGATATATGATAAGCTCAAAGATTTCTTCACAGATTATAAAGGCACACTTATATTCCATAACGGCAGTTATGATATCAAAGTGCTTATCTATGAACTATGGATGAGAGCAGAAGGTATAAATTATCCTGCTATGCTCCAAGGTCTGGAAGTAATGACACGATCCATCCATGACACCAAAATCATAGCCTACTGCGCTACAAACAGCACAACTCGTCTGAGCCGTAGTCTGAAAGACTTGGCTCAAGAGTTTGCTGGTAACTACGCCCAAGAAGATATTAAAGACATCACATTAATTGATAATGATGCTTTGCTCCAATATAATTTAATTGATTGCTTATCTACATGGTATGTTAAAAAGAAATACTGGCCTACTCTTGTCCAAGACCAACAGGAAGGTGTATACAGCAATGTCTTAATACCTAGTATTAAAAACCTTCTTCAAATGGAATTGGTAGGAATGCCTATAGATATTAGAGAGGTTGACATCAATCAGCATAGTCTAACTAATATCCATAAAACATTTACCCAATCCTTATTCCAAACAAATCTAATTAAAGATTATATACTCCATCTACGTAAAGAAGAGTGTACTAAGAAAAATGCACTTCTTAAAGTTAAAGTTAAGCCTCTTGGAGACTTTGATGATGTTGTTTACAACCCAGCCAGCAACTTACAAACAAGGAACCTATTATATAATGTAATGGGTTACGATAAGCTTGATCTTACCAAGACCGGCGAAGCAGGTGTTGGAGCTAAAACTATCAAAAAGTTACTACTTAAAGCTAAGAACGCCGAACACACTACAATCCTCACAGCCTTAGTTGGATTACAAGAAGTCTCCATTATCCTTAATAATTTTATTAAGAATTTCTACGCCAAGAGCGCTAAGAAAACAGATGGTTTCTACTATATGTATGGAAACTTTAACCTAGGTGTTGTAGTCAGTGGTAGGCTTTCTAGCTCGGATCCAAACTTACAGAATATTCCAAGCACTGGGACTATATATGCTAAATATATAAAAGGATGTTTCAAAGCCCCTCCTGGATGGCTAATGATGGGAGCTGACTTTGCTTCTCTAGAAGACAGAATATCAGCCCTAACAACTAAAGATCCTAATAAACTTAAAGTGTATACTGATGGTTATGATGGTCATTGCCTTAGAGCTTATAGCTATTTTGGTGATCAGATGACAGGTATCGTAGATACAGTCACCAGTATCAACAGCATAGCCAAGAAATATCCTAAACTTAGGCAAGACTCTAAAGCTCCTACATTCCTTTTGACCTATGGAGGAACGACCTTCGGTCTAATGGATAATGTAGGATTGTCAGCTAAAGAAGCCTTTAGAATAGACGCTAACTACCATGAACTTTATAAAGTATCTGATGCATGGGTAGCCTCTAAACTAGACCAAGCAACAATAGACGGTCACGTCACTGTAGCTTTTGGTCTTAGAGTGCGTACACCTATACTATCCCAGACATATTTAAATAAAAAGTCTACACCTAAAGAAGCCAGAGCAGAGAGTAGAACTGCAGGCAACTCTTTAGGACAGAGCTATGGCCTATTAACTAATAGGGCAGGCGTAGAGTTTCAGAAAAGAACACTAGCCTCTAAATATGCGTTAGATATTATGCCTATAGCACAGATACATGATGCACTATATTTTATAGTGAAAGACACCTACGGTGCCGTTAAATGGTTTAACGACAACCTGATTGAATGTATGGAGTGGCAAGATTTACCAGAGCTCGCACACCCTACAGTAAAATTAGGTGGTGAAGTTGATATATTCTATCCAAGTTGGAATCAGAACTACACTTTGCCTAACAAAGTTACAAAGACAACTATTAAACAAATCATTCAGGAGAAACCATAATGGGCTGTGATATACACTGCTATATTGAGCATAAAGTCAATGATGTTTGGATTCCCGCGGAAGACCCATTAGATCATAGGACATATTACTCTATAATAGGCAGAAACTACGATTTATTTGGATTTCTAGCGGGGGTTAGAAAAGAAAGATTAGATAGTTTACCCGCACTGGGGCTTCCTGATGATATATCAGAAGAATTACATAAGTATTACCAAAAAGAATGGGATCAAGATGCTCATTCGGCGTCATTTATTTACCTAGACGAACTAAAAAAGCATATACTAGGCTTCACACTTCTACCGGAAAGAGTAGGCGGATATGTATTGAGTGGGTTAATTGAAATACATACTTTATTTTCCCAATCAAATGAAGGAAAGCACTCACCAGGGAATTCACGTATGGTTTTCTGGTTTGATAACTAAAAGGAGTTGAATAATGAAACAGAAATGTGATGGAGATATGTGGGATTGGTTTTCACTTAGATCAAGACGTATACTGAGTTGGCGGCCTGGTGTAGCCAAGAAAATTAAAAAGCGTGCTAACAAACGTATTAGACAGCAAGGCAAAAAGGAGATGGATGATGGGTGAACCAATATCAAAAGAACGAGCAGATTTGATCAAGTCTCTCCAAGCAGAGAATAAGAAACTGCGTGATAAAGAACCAGACGATGACTTAACAATCGCGTACCTTTATGGATACAATAAGGGCAAGGATTTCTCACTCGCAGAGAACAAACGATTGCAGGATGAGAGCCGTATGCTACAGCGAGCAATCACAATGATACGCATTACGACTAAAGACCCGAAGGTGGACAAGATTGCTTATGACGCAGAAGTAGAAATAAAGGAGATGAATGATGGAGGGACAAGCCAATGACCAAAGATGAAGCATTAAAAGATATTTGCAGAACAAAGTCACAAGTTTTTGACGCTCTTGAGGATTACATCAATACGGGAGAACCAATAAGTGTTGTTGAGGATGCATACTCTAATTATATAATTGCATGGAACAATTTGAAATCTCAACTTAAAGTTCAAGAGAGCGATAAAAATGGGTAGATATATTTGCCATAAAGACGGGGTATTTTTTGAATGGTCAACGGTTGTTGATGCACCTGTAACCTATGGAATGACCGAAGCAGAAATGCGCGAACACCATAAATTGTTTTACGGTGTGGGCGAGGGTGTTGACGAGCGAATTGAAAGAGCCATAGAAAAAGGCACTAGTTCTTGGACGGAACCAAGTTTGGAGAGTTTAATTTTTCATAATCGTGCGGGGCCAGATGAAGCAGAAATAACTTTAGACGAAATAATGAAATTACTACACGTTCCCCTAAAAGACGGTGAGTGATGTTGCAAGACGTTCAACCAGTAAGCAGAGAAAAAATATAGATCAAAAAGGAAAACAAATGAATTTACCATCTAATATATCCCTGTCTATGCAGGTATGGTTAGCCAATGATACTTACGATCATAATACTGATCCTCTTACAATAAGTGCTACTGGTTTATTAAACTCTATCAAGCAAATTATATTGACAGGTAGAGTTAAAACTGAACCGGGATTAGCAAATGTAAATGTCCTAGCTGCTAGTAGAATTGGAACAGCAATTCATGACAGCGTAGAAAACGCTTGGACAGGGGATGTAGTCCCTCTTTTACGCAAGGTAGGTCTTCCAGAGAGTATCGCTAACAGAATTGTTGTTAACGCCACTCCAGAGCGCTTAAAAGAGCTCTCTGATCCAATCCCTGTGTATCTAGAGCAACGTGCTCATAAAAAAGTAGGTAATTACACTATTTCAGGCAAATATGACATTGTTTTTAATGGAAAGCTTGAAGATGTAAAATCTACAAGCACCTATACCTATGTAAATAAAACTAACAATGACAAATTTGCGATGCAAGGAAGTATATATAGATGGCTTAGTCCAGATATCATTACTGATAATAATATGCTGATCCAGTATGTATTTACAGATTGGAAAGCCATGCAAGCTAAAACAGATCAAAGTTACCCACCATGCAAAGTCATGGCGGTGGAACTGCCGCTATTATCTATAGCAGATACACAAAGATATATTGTGGATAAGCTTAATGCTATGGAACAGTATTGGAACAGCTCAGAAGAAGACATTCCCCCTTGTACGGAGGAAGAGCTTTGGAGATCTGCCCCAATGCACAAATATTATAAGAATCCTGCTAAAAAAGCCCGAAGCACTAAAAACTTTGCCGTGCATGGGGATGCCATTAGTAGACTAGCCGCAGACGGCGGCGTTGGCGAAGTAGTGACAGTCCCCGGCGAAGTAAAAAGGTGCCTATATTGTGACGCATTTGATGTCTGTAAACAAAAAGACAATTATATCGCTGACGGCTCATTAAAAATGTAACTTAAGGAAAATACTATGAAAATGTATTTCAACAACCTGCTGTCTAGTACAGCGGCTCTACTAGGATATTCTCTATTCCAAAACGTAAAATTATCTCGTAAAGCTTCTAATAACCCACGTAAATTACACGATACAACCCCATTCACTCAGTATACTTTTGATTTTATTATGCACATGCATACTGAAAGAAAAAGATATAATGTTAGTGCAAAACTAAATGGACAACCAATAGTGACTGTTCAAGCGCTTGTTGAAGAAGTTAATAAGCAAATGGGGACGACCAAATCTAGATCGTCTATCGCTCGTATATGGCAAGACCGTATCGACAGAGACTCTTTAGCAACAGGCTACGCATACTTTGAATGGAAATAAAATGAGATCATATGACGCAATGGACTATCACCCAATAGCTGACAAGCTAGTGGATGTACTGTGCCAAAAAACACAAAGCACTAACAGACTATTCTTTCATGTAATGGTGTCTTACTACCTTACTAAAGTAGCATCTATGATGCGTGCATCTGTAAATACTCATGACAGAGGCAAAATACCTGTAAACTGTTACGCCCTCAACCTAGCCTACTCAGGTGAAGGCAAAGGGCATTCAACCAATATTGTTGAGGAACAAGTTATTAACACATTTAAAGAAAGATTCTTAGAAGAAACTTTCCCAAAAATGAGTGAAGCTAGCCTTGGCAAATTAGCTATTAAGCGAGCCATCAAAAAGAATGTTGATGAAGGTGAGGAATTACTTAGGACAACCAAGGAATTTGAACTCCTAGGTAATTTCGCATTCTCGTTTGATAGTGGTACAACCGCAGCTGTAAAACAAATGCGTCAAAAGCTTTTGATGTCAGATTGCGGATCCATGAATATGGAGATAGACGAAATTGGCTCAAACCTTCTAGGTAATATCGATGTACTAAATACATTCTTAGAATTATTTGACGTAGGTAAAGTTAAGCAAAAACTAACCAAGAATACTGCCGACAATCTTCGAGGTGAAGAAATTGACGGTAAGACGCCAACAAACATGATGCTCTTCGGTACTCCTGCCAAGTTACTTAACGGCGGCAGAGTAGAAGAAGAATTTTATGCTATGTTGGAAACAGGGTATGCACGTAGATGTCTCTTTGGATATGTTAAATCATCCACAAGGAACACTTCACTTACTCCTGAAGAAATCTATGACATGCTTACAGATAATAGTGCAAATACTTTCTTGCAGACACTGTCTAATGACTTAGGTAAATTGGCTCATCCATCTTATTTTGGTACAACAATAGATATCGATAAAAATGTTAGCCTACTACTTATTGAATACAAGATCGCCTGTGAGAGAGCAGCCAATGGTTTATCAGATCATGAAGAGATCCGTAAAGCAGAAGTAGCTCATAGATATTTCAAAACATTGAAATTAGCAGGCACATATGCATTCATTGATAATAGCCCAGATCTTACTGAGGATCACTTATATAACGCTATCAAGGTCGTAGAAGATTCAGGCAAAGCATTTGAATCACTACTAACGAGAGAGCGTAACTATACCAAGCTTGCAAATTATATTGCGCATATTGGTAGAGAAGTTACTCACGTTGATATGGTGGAGGATCTGCCATTCTACAAAGGCAGCGAAAACCAAAAACGGGAAATGATGACTTTAGCCATTGCTTATGGTTATAAGAATAATATCATCATTAAGAAAAGTATCACAGACGGTATTGAATTCCTTATTGGCGAAGCCCTTAAAGAAACAGATACAACCAAGATGGTTATCTCTTATGGTACGCAGTTAGCAGAGAATTACAAATGTGAATATGTCCCATTTGACAAACTTCACACACTAACTCAACTGCCCAATTACCATTGGGTTTCTCATCATCTATATGAGAATTATCGTAAAGAAGATCATGTTATTTCTGGCTTTAATATGGTAGTATTAGACATTGATGATGGTGTAAGTATGGACACAGTACAGCTACTGTTAAGAGACTATACTTCATTAATATATACTACAAAGAGGCATACAGATGCAGCTAATCGATTTAGAGTGCTGCTTCCAATGTCTCATACACTTAAGTTAGATGCTAATGAGTTCAAAGAATTTATGAATAACATTTTTGAATGGCTTCCATTTGATGTTGATACGCAAACTAATCAACGATCTAGAAAATGGCAGACATTTAATGGCAAGCATGAGTATAACTCAGGCAAGCTATTAGATTCATTACTCTTCATACCGAAAACATCTAAAAATGAAGAAAGAAAGAAAGTTATCAATGATCAACAGTCTCTTAATAATGTTGAGAGATGGTTTATCGATAACACTGCTACAGGCAACCGTAGCAATCAATATATTAGGTACGCACTAATGCTTGTCGACTCTGGTATGGATATTAATGCCGTACAAAATAATCTTATTGGACTTAACAATAAATTACCAGATAAAATGAGCGAAGCAGAAATCTTATCTACTATTTTGGTAACTGCATCTAAAGCAATACACAAACGAGACTCATCGTAATATCGCCTCCGGCGATTACTTTAACTTTTTAAATATATGGAATAATCATGAACGACAATCTTGTACTAATTAGTGGCAAAACTGCTACTGGTAAATCTGCATCTCTACGAAATATCGGTGATCCAAAAGGAGTCATCTATCTTAATTGTGAAAACAATAAGAAGCTGCCTTTTAAGGGAGCGTTTAGGGAAGAAATTATTATCGATCCTAAACAAATCTACGCTATTTTAGAGACAGCAGAACAACATAAAAATATCCACACTATCGTTATCGATAGTCTTACATTCGCTATGGATATGTTTGAATCTGTTCACGTATTAACATCAGCAAACACAATGAAGGCATGGGGCGAATATGCTCAATTCTTTAAAGTATTGATGAGCCAGTATGTGGCAAAGTCAACTAAAAACATTATCTTCATCGGTCATACACTTACAGTGATGGATGAGAAAACTTTGGATCGAGAGACCAAAGTAAAAGTAAAAGGTTCTCTCATGAATAACGGCATTGAAAGTTTCTTTTCAACCGTAATAAGCACAAAAAAAGTGCCAACAAAAGTTCTAGAAGAATACAAGTCTGATCTTCTAAACATAACACCTCAAGAGGAGGCGTTAGGCTTTAAGTATGTGTTCCAAACACAGCTCACTAAAGAGACAGTGGACGAAGCCATAAGAAGCTCTATGGGCATGTGGTCTATAGATGAAACCTACATTGATAACGATGTACAATTGGTCATTGACCGCTTGCACAGTTATTACAAATAATCTTAACCTAAATATAAAGGAGACATTATGTCTTTACTAAGTAATCTTGAATCAAATGACGACATCCAAAGCGACAAAGACTCAGTTGGAGGTGGATCATTTCTAGTTGACTCAGGTCTTCATCGCATGAATATCGAACTAGCTTACATTGATCAATCAGCAAGAGGCGCTCTTTCATTAAACCTGCATTTAACAGGTGTTGATAGCGGCTCAAACGTACGCCAAGTAATTTGGATCTCAAGCGGAGATGCCAAAGGTAACAAAAGCACTTACATTGATGCCAAAGGCAAAAAACAGTACCTTCCAGGGTACAAACTAGCTGACTCACTCACTGAAGCTGTTCTTAAAACAAAAATGAATGCTGTAGAAACAGTTGAAAAAGTTGTGAATCGTTGGGATTTTGAGGCTAAGGCAGAAATTCCACAAAAAACAGCAGTGATTAGTGAACTTCTAGGTAAAGAAATTCTAGCAGGCATCATTAAGCAAACAGTTGATAAAGTAATTAATAATGATTCTGGTAAATGGGTTCCAAATGGTGAAGTTAAAGACATAAATGTCATTGACAAATTCTTTAACGCTGCAGGTCTAACTGCAACTGAAGTTAAAGCAGGCGCTGACGAAGGTTCGTTTACTGATAAGTGGGAAAAGAAATTTGGAGGGACTTATCCTGACAAATCCACTACTGGTAGAGACAGTGCAGCCGCACCTTCTGCCGGCACACCGACAGCAGCTACGCCCGCTGCAACTTCAAGCCTATTTGCCAACACTTAATGAGCAAGCCTACAGCATATATTGCATGTGATCCGGGAGCTAAAGGGTATTATTGCCTTTTAGTTCCCAGCACTAAAGATGTGCAGTTTTACTCAAACGTGGAAAAGCCAAAAGACATCGCTGAATGGCTCACTTCCGCTAAAAATAAGTTTGATATTCCAGTAGTTATGATAGAAGATGTGCATACTTTATTTGGAATGTCAGCTAAGTCTAACTTTAGCTTTGGACGTAATGTCGAAAGGGTGAATGTGATACCACAAGTAGTGGGATTATCAGTAGGCTTAGTAACTCCTAAAGTATGGCAAAAGTTTGTAGGTGTGAAAACCAAAGGCAAAGCTATTAAAAACGAAGTGGCTAGTATATGTGACCGCCTCTATCCTGACGCCTCTATTAGAGGATCAAAAGGAGGCTTACAAGACGGCAAAAGTGATGCCTTAATGGTTGCACATTATGCGAGCCAAACATTTAAATCTTAACAAGGAAATACAATGGATATTACATTGAAGAACGCAGAGATAAATAAAGCTCTGG